GTGTCATTGAAGTGGCAATTGGTAGACTCTAAGATAAATACATTACAGGAATAAGAAAATGTCATCATACGTTTATACAGCAAGTTCATCAGCAAACGCTTCAGCAAATATTCAAACTGATAAGGTTAGAATTGCAACTAGCAGTTCACCTGTTCAAGTTGTTTCAAGTTATCCTAACGTTGCGGGTACAGGAACTGTTACTTGCGCAACTAACTCAAACGCAGTAGTTGGATCAAGCACTACTTTCACAACACAATTAAATATCGGTTACTGGATTGGCAATGCCTCAGGTACAACTGTTGGTATTGTACAAAGTGTTAAAGATGATGGCAATATTGTACTTACTGCAAACGCTGGTGTAGCAATCAGTGGCGCAGGATACACAATCAATCCATTTGGTGTTCCATATAAAGTAGCAAATGCTAATAGCGCAATCATTCCTGCAAACTCAGTAAACAATAGTTTTATCGTTGGCCAAGGAAACATTGTATCTTATATCAATGTATCAGGCGCTACAGCGGCTCCATTCTCAATTACAGAATTGGGTGCTAATCATCCTGATACTGGTACTACTGGTGTATTACCCCCAGTATCAGGTATGGCTAGCGGTACTTAATTACTAGCAAGTTCTATAAAACGTTTACGATTATGTTCTAGCATGGGCAGTTGATTTTGCCACATGCTGTATAATTCTGTTTTTGACATTTGACATAGCAATTTTAGTTGAGTAATTAATATTTCAATACTGTTAGTATCTAAATGATAGTTGTCAAATAAATCACCAGGTGTATAAAATCCCAACCTACGCATAACTTCAGTTATACCACTGTGAGCATTCCATAAATAAGGTCTTAGTCCCATGATAGGCTTCCAAGTCTTTTCTGACAATTGCCATGGGTCGGATAAAGTGGTTTCGCTGACGATAACACAATAACTATTCTGCCAAATATCTGTTGTACCTAAACTAAGCAAATCTTCTGGTCTAGTAAAACGTAAATTAGGTGAATGTAAATGCTGATCAGTCATTCCAGTACGTTGATCTATTTCAGGAAAAACACCTTGCTCAAAAGTAATCCATCCGTAATCTGATAACTTATTGTCAATCAATTGTTTTACTAATTGTTCTCTATGGGGTCTAGGCTTTCTGTTATAACATAGATAAACATTATTAAAGTCGGTTTTTAATTGCAACTCTTCATCAGTATATTGTTTATTTTCTAGTATCCATTTGGGCATCCATGAATCCCAACATGTTGGACTAAACCCTGCTATTTCAACGTCACAATTCAATGTTAATATAGTAGCATATAATTCAGTATGTATGAACCATTCAGTTCCGTCAACAGTCCCTGCTAGCCATATTTTAGTAGAACCTTGAATATTACTAGTAATCCATTGTAATAAATCTGGGTCTTTGGGTTCTAACCAAGTCAAATTAATCAATAAATTAGTGTCATATTCGTTAGTAGAAAGTTTTGTTTTAAATCTTTCCAACCAGTTATGCTCATTTTCTCCTATAGATAAAGGAGTTGCACTGTACCTACGTCCGTATTCTTTAATCATACTTGTATTTAGAGCGTCTATTATTTTACGTAATAAAGATAAATACTTTCATACATTCTCATGGTGAGAATTTATGCAGTACCCACTGCGTAGCGGCTAGAACCCGCAATTAACTAAAGGAAAAACAAATGGGACGTCCTCTAAAAATCGCAAAATCACAAGCAGTTTTGACTATTACAGGTACATCTGCTTCAACACAATTAGTCACAGTATCAAACAATCTTAATGCTTTAGGTATCATTAAAGGCATGCCTTTTGTTACTGCAAGTACAGTAGGTGGATTGACAGGTGGTGTAACATATTATGTAAACAAAGTTGTTTCAGCAAGTACTTTCTCAGTATCAGCAACACAACTAAGTGTTCAACCGCAAACATTCCCAACATTGACTAATACCTCTGCGCAAACAGTTAAAGCAACTGTTGGTGAAGTAGACACTGGATTCAACAATCCAAACGGTGGTAACACATCAACTGGCTCAAGCACATTCGGTGTTGTCGGTGGTAACACAGCACAATACGGTAAGCAAACACTATGTAACGTAGCATTTGGTGCTAACATTTCTGGTACAATTTTTGCAAGCAATGCTAGTGCAACAGTTGTTGGTTTAGGTACTGACTTTGCTAACGTAGCAAATGGTACACAACTTTTTGCATACCAAGGTACACCAGGTAACTATTCTCTAAATTTATTAGGTACAGTTGCAAACAACGTAGGTAATGTAACAGTTGCAGTTGCTAATAGTAGTGCTACTGGTAACGTTATCGGTACTTCAGGCAATGCTCAAACATTGGTAGCAGGTACTCCAGTTGTGTTCGACACAGCGTTCGGTGGCTTAACAGCAAACACAACATACTTTGTTAGAAATATTCCTAATGCGGCTGCATTTACTGTTGCCGCAGTTCCAGGTGGTGCAAACGTAGTATTGACATCAAACTCAAGCGTAACTTCTAACGCTATTCAAAATCAAGCAACATTGGGTGCTAACTCAGTAGTTAATGCGGCTGGTTATAATGGTTATGGTGATCCAATCTTGGGTGCATTACCAGAAGCAGGATATATCGTTCGTCAAAAAGGTAAACACAAATATCTAGTTGCTGGTACAGTAACAGGTATTACTGCTCCTGCTTACTTAGCAAACGTAGCAAACGCATCATTGTTACCTAACACATTCAATGTTCAAGTAACTTATGCCGATAGTTCAACTGCATATCTTGATACTATCAGTGATTACAATTCACAAGCATTCCCTGCAACAGTTGCTCCTGGTTCACTAAGTGTTGGTACAGTATATACAATTTATCAAACAGGTACAACAAACTGGACAGCAGTTGGTGCAGCCGGCAATATGACTGGTACATCATTTACTGCAACAGGCACTGGTTCAGGTACAGGTTTAGCAATTCTTGCAAATGCTCAACCTAATGTAATTGGTACATTCAATAGTGCTGTAGCCGCTAATACATACTACACACCAAGTCTACCAATTGTAACAGTTAATAACGCTTAATCGTTATGGCAACTGCAACAAGTAGAGCATTGAAAGTGCAGAAATCTGAAACTGAAATTGCAGTTCTTCAGGTTCAGGTCGCCAACATCCATGAAAAGATTGACGACCTGAAATCTGATATCTCTGGTATCAAAAGTGATGTTTCTACAGCAATGAGAGAAACACACGACATGATCAAAAATTTATCCACTGAAAGCACACAGCAACATGCTGAACTTTCTAAGAAAGTTAGTGCTTTAGAAAAATGGAAATGGATGGTTATGGGAGGTGCCGCAACTGCAGGGGCATTAGGGTTTCATGTAGTTAGTAAAATGTTTGGAATGTAAGAATAGGGGGATTTAATCTCCCTATTTTTTTATCAGTGCCTGTAACTTTTCTTGAACTAAATCAATATTCACAGTACTAAACAATCCGGGATGCAATGGCTTAGGATATAAATGATCTCCTACCCATGCATAGCCGCAATGTTCTTCATTTAGTGTAGGTATAAATTCTTCTTCAACGGCACAAAAGAATGTATGATATGTAAAAGTATTATTAACAAACTTTTGAATGGGAATCAATTTAAAATCTTGATTGTAAAATCCCATTTCTTCTATGCACTCACGTTCAATACCTTCTAATAATGTTTCACCTTGTTCGACTTTTCCACCAGGTATACTCCACGTAGGATTTTTATTATCTGCTCTTAGCAAATAAAGGAATCGGTTAGTACTAGTACTATAGAAAAACACACCTGCTGAACTATTTGTCATATTAGATTACTATACTATAATCACCGGCATAATAGAAGCCTTCGTATGACTTCATCCACCCTTCTTCGGGAGTATATCTATATTGAAGTGCGGTAGCAAGATTGGTTACAAATTGTGTTTCGGTATCTGCTTGACTATCAAACGCAACAAACCATTGCATAGTAGTGCTATCAAATTGAACAATATCGTTTGCATGTGCAACTAGATTACCCCATGCCACAGTTGATGTATCTGTTGAACCAATATCTTCAACAATCAAATAACGTACACCATTGATTGGACCTGGAAGTCCTGCATTAGGACCCTGTGTTAATGGATTAACTACAGCATTGACAGCATCAAGCGTGTTTTGAGGTAATGTTTGTGGGTCCACATTAAAAATTAAGAATCTATCATCAATTGGATTTGGAACAATAGTACCCACGATAGGAGTATCCATGTAAGGATTCTCTAACCAAATCTGACTAATACCAGGCTGTACTTTACCGTATACGTTTAGTACACTAGACCAATATAAGTCTGTTGGAGGGGCAACGTCTTGATCTAAACTATTATTTGAAGGTACGAATGGTTCATCGCCGGGCAGTAATTGCAATTGATTGCTGATATACAATAACTTATATCCATATGGAGTAACTTTAACTCTAGTACCTAACAATAAATCATCATCTTGAATATCTGTAAGAGCATTGCCTTGATAGATAGACATGATAATCTTTTGAATAACGCCCATCTTTTTCAACTTACTTGCAGTTGTCAACCAGATAGGCATGTAAAACTTCCAAGTCATGATGTCAATAGGATTACCTGTGCCTACTGGAATCTGTCTACTAGTAAATGTTAATCCATCTTGGAATACTGAACTCAATGATGTCCAGTCAACAAAGTTATCTGTACTTTGAATTTCAAGTGCAGGATTAAACAATGGACCTAATTGCTCAATGATTTCTAATTTTTGTTGATAGTTTGTAGTCCAAAAATCAACAGTAATACGTAATGTATAAGGTACAGGCATTAATCGTTCAATAGTAAATGCTTGTCCTTGTGTTGTCTCATAACTTTGTGTATCTTGATTATATGCACGTTGTCTTACGTTAATTTTGTCAACAAACGTAGGATCAGTAGTCCACTTTTGATTATATTCTAGTCCACTGATGTAGTAAGTAATCATAGGTGCACTAGGTAATGTACTTGCACTATTGTTATTAACAACAGTTGCAGCCTGACGACTTTGATCACCATACATAATAGGCACACGAACATAGATAGGATTGCCCGCTGGATCGTTACCTTTAGTAACTTGCCAGTTGCTAAAAATTTTAGCAAATTGAACTAAGAATCTGCGTATCTGTGAATCGTAAAAATATTGCGCTGCCATGAATAACCTTTTATATTACCGGCGGTAGTGTCGGTGGTGGATTTTGCAGTACGTTCGACAATGGTTGTGCTTGAGGAACAACTGCATTCTCATTATTTACATAAATTTTAGCATCGTTATTAATAAATGATGAGAGTTGTGATTGGTTCTCTGTTGAACCAAATCCAGTTTGTGTTCTGACGTTTTGGCTAATTTGTACCCAAATCTTACCATCCCAACGATATAATAGTTGTGGTAAGTAATCGATGCGCAAGAAATAATCGCCAACTGCGGGATTTGGTGGGAAACTGATACCTGCACCTGTTGGGAATCCGTTTGGAGCACTGCCGTCTCCTGTCATGTAACCAGTTGTGTAACCAAATGCTTGTGGTGTTTGTCTTGAAATAAACTGATATGCAGGATCGCAGTCTGCTCTAAAGTCCATAACACTTGTTACTGTGCCAGTGAAACTTGGTAAACTTGGGTCCTGATCGGCTGTAGCGTATGTGTTATCAGCAGTACCATATGGTCCTGTGATCACAGTTCCCAATGATGCTATCTTTAGAACTTTGATTCCATCAACACGACCACTACCACCTGCGGTTTTTTCAGGTGCTTGTTCAACTATCTGTAAACTTGCTTGAACGAATTTGTCAATCTTATCAGGTACAAATTTACCCACACCATTCATTTCTTGCAGTTTTGCTAATGCACTCTTTGTAATCTTAATACCAACACTTGGGTTTTTATACTTACTATTGCGATATATTACAATCTTAGCATCCTGCAATTGCATTGGTGCATTGGGGAAGTTTTGGAATGGATTAGGTGCAAGCACACCGATCGGTGGAGCAGGAGCGAACGGATGGGGAGCAGGTATTGTGTTACCTTCCTCATTAGTAATGTATTCACCATATGTAGGTACGACATACAACTGACTTTGATCGTAACCTGATTTTGGTACAAGCAATTCTGCGTCTGCAAGAACAGCATCATTGATAGCAATGTTCTTGTTGTATGTAGAAATGATATCTGCAAGTCCACCATTTGAAACCAATTGCCAGTATGTTGCATTCGGTGGATATGTTCCTGCAGGAACATCGGCTAATGATTTGTAAATTAAACCACCAAATGTAACAGTATAGCCCTCTGGATAAGGTTTTGTCTTATCCCAGTTACCAAGATAATTGTCTTGATTGATAGGTTGTGTAAGAATATCTGAAAACTCCTCGCTATTAACAAGAGGTTCACATTTGATACGCCATAGATGAGGATACCATGTTTGTGTGAAACCTTCACTGGCATAGTTTGCATCAGTGATTTGCATAAAACGTTTTAGTGCAACAGGAATAGTTTCACTTAAAGGATTGTAATCTAGCAAGTGAGGTAATTCAATAACATCACCTACCATTAACTTACGACCAATGATATCAATCATATCATTGTAATGAACTGTGATAAAAATAATATCGTTGTTTAAGAATAAACCAAACTGACTTAAATCAAAGTCAAGATTTTGTACATTGTAATGCCCGCGCAATCTATAGATATTTGGATCATATGTT